GTCATAGACGCAAATATATCTAATGCCTTTAATTCAGATCCGCTTACGCCATCTAACTCTGCTTTTAGCCACTCATTTTCCTCGGCCAAGTCTCACGTTCCACCTTTATATTCTTTCAATGACTCAATCTGTTTGAGTAGTGCGTTGACTGCCCTTGATGTTGCGGCTTCTTCCTGTTCTTTTCTAAACTCTCGCAAGGCATCCAAGCCTTCAGTGACTTCATCAGCCAATTGACCTGCAGTATCGGCTTGCGCTTCTTGCGCTGCATTTAATGCGTGAATATTTTCTAATAAATCAGTAATCAAGGCGGCGTATTGCATATACTCATCGCCCAAATCACTTTGAATGCCTAGCAGTTCTGATGTTATGCCTGTTGTATCTTGTTGATCAGCTTTGAGTTGTCGTAATTGCAAATCTAATGCCCCTACAACCTTTTCTCCATCACTCATCTCTGCGGTGAGTTTGTCTGTGCTTTGTGCCGCTTCTTCAGAGGCATTGCCAACTGATCTTATTTTCTCAATGATCGGATCAAGAAGCTCATCTTGTTCTGCTAAAGCCGCATTAAGCTCTTTATTTGCTCTCTCTGCTTTCCTAATAAATGGCGCATAATCAGGATTATCAGCTAATTTAGCTTGGGCTTCTGCAACTGCCTCTTGTGCTTTTTTAACCCTTGCTAGATTTTCAACAAGGTCATCATGTGCGCCAGACACAACACCGATAGCCCGTAAAAAACCTCTAAATTCTTTGGTTACTGAAATTGTTATTTCCAGCAACCCTTTCATTACAGGCAGAAGCTCATTTCCCAAATCAGCCGCTAACAACTTCAATTCAGCATCCAATGCCCTAGATTGGTTTGCGAAACTGCCAGCAGTTTTTGCCGCATCACCTTGCGCATCTTTTGTGCCAGCAATGATCAAATTCAAACGGGCTTGTACTTTTGTTTGAGCATCTACTTCTTTGACATTTTTGGTGATGCCCATGCGGAACAATTCATTTTTCAATTCCGCTTCTGTAATGACTATACCAAATCGCCTCACCGCCTCATGATTGCCAACCAAGGCTGATTGAAAGGCATTCATTACATTTGGCTCTAGCTCATTTTTAAATGACGCTACATCAACAGCCAATTTTGTGAGCTGAACTGAAAGATCGGCGGCTGTACCTCTAGCGAAACCTAACGGCACAAAGGTATCCTGTACGCTTGCCGCCATTGCTTCTAATTCAAACCGTGAACGCCCTACCTCAGTTCCAAAATCCTCTAATTGATGCCGCACAGAATCAACAAAGCCACCAAACACTGCTTCTGACATGGAAGACATTTCTTCCATATCAGATGCAAAATTAGTAAGTGACATTATCCCCCTAGCAAAAGAGGCAACCAAAACACCTCCGATTGCCGCTTGTGCAACCGTGCCAATGGTTTTTAGCCGCCGACCAGCATTGCTACTTGTGGTTTCAACCTTTTTGTCAAATTGAGCTAATTTTCGGTTTACGTCCTTGAGGTCAGCCTCAATGCGGACGAGCAAGGTATCAACTGTTGTTGCCATTAATCAGGATACCTTTCCATCATGTCCTCAAGCTCACCCGCTGTTAGTGGCGGCGGTTTACCACCTGAATGAAACTCTGCGAACCCTTCAAATGCCGCATAAAGCTCTGGAAAGCTCATGTCCCAGAATACGCTTGGCTGGATGCCCATTTTACCTATCGCTGTTTGCATCCATAGCTCCCACGGCAATTCGTCTAAAGTAGTGCTGCCGCCTCTTCGTCGTTTCCCTCATCACCGCCAGCCCCTAGTATTGTTGAAGCTATTTCACCAACAGCCTTCATGCCATCGCTCAAACCAGCGGCCCACAAATCCTCGCCGATATCTTTCTCGGTAACATCATTGCCCCCGCCTCGTATGGCAGGGGTAAGAATGGCGATCATTTGGGAAGTGGTAAGCTCACCTTCGGATAACGCTTGCACAATCTTGACGACACCTTTGCCAACCGATTGCTCAATACGCATAACGACATCAAGCGTTACCTTAGCTTTATACTTCTTCTTCCCCAGAGCTACCGTTAGCTCCCCGCGCTTTGGATTTGCCATCTGACTTTCCTTCGGTTTCTACCAAATATGTTTCGCCCCTTTGGGCTACATCAGTTACGTTTACGGCTTTGTATGTCTCGCCACCGCACTCAATAGTATCCCCCACCTTAATCTTACAGGCGCAAGATACTGAAAAAACAATGACAGAATCAGAGGGCTTCATCATAGCCCCCCAACCCTTGTCTTTGATTTTTACATCAACGCTTGACCAAGCCATTTATTAGACCGTGGCAAACGTAATAGCACCGCTGGATTCCAGCGTTACAGAATATGTTACTTCACCATTGTACTCACCAGCATATTCAAGGCTTGATACCATGAAAGCTCCCGTGTAAGTGCCGAAATCTGGGACAATAACTTGGAAGTTACTGAATGTTGACGCTCCAAACTTACCTCTAAGGGTTGTTTCAGATGCGGCGTCCGTAAACACCCCAGAACCAGAAATGCTTGTGGATTGCACCCCACCATTTGCAAGCAACGCTCTAAGGCTAGAGCTATCCTTGTTGGTGATGTCCACAGCCTCATCATTCATAGTGATTGATGTAGAACGCAGACCACCTACCGTGGTGAAAGCCTCTGGCGATGCTCCATCACCAATCTTCAAAAGTAAGGCTGAACCTTTTTGTGCCGCCATGTCTATTCTCCTTTAACTGTCTGACACAACAGCACGAAATCGCATGATCCCATGCCGTGTTATTCCATCTCCATCAACCAGTGTTGTAAGAAACTCCTGTTTCATATTCACTGCTTGACCACCTGAAACACTCAGGCTTGCATTATTAAGAGTATCATAAACTTGCTTCATGATCACCTTAATCTCTTTTAAGCCACGATATTGTGACCAAGTGTGGATCGTAAGGGTATGTTCATGCATATCCAAGGTTTTTGTTGATATGTTGTTAGACGCCTCTTCACCAATCACAACATATGGATATGCCGTTCCTTCAGGAACCTCATCAAAAACACCAGTAATCGCACTGCCACCAGCATCAGTAATACTGGCCCCGTTCAGGGCAGAAAACACTGATCTTTGCAATTCCCAGCTATGGATAGACATTACTTAGCCTTAATCATTCGTTGCGCCAACCTTCGTATACTTGGCCTATTTTCTTCAACGGCAGGGTGCATGAATGGCCTTGCTGCCATCTTGGTTGTACCAAATTCTAGATAGCTTGAATAGTCCGCACGACTCTCAACGCTTGCGCCAAGCCCATCAACATCAATAGTGAGGTGTATATTGTTAGCCAAATAGCCTGTATCGCTTGCAGGAGGCTCACCAGCGGCCGATGCTGTGTGGGTGCGGCGTGGGTTATACTTGGAGTATGTAACGCCGCTCTTTGCGCCTTGCAGGATAGAATTGACCGCTGTGTTGCGAACAAGGTTTGCCGCCCTCCCCACCAGTTGCTTGGCGTCAGATGTGTATTCTTTGACAACTTGACGGGTGCGAGGCTTGCGAGTTACCTTTACTTTAATGCCAGCCATTATGTAGCCACGCCTTCTTCGCACATAATCTCAAGGTATTTATCTCTTTCACCCTTATTCTCTATGCGTTTGATATTGAATGTGCGGGTATATGATGTGCCATCTACTGTGTAGGAATACAAAATCCTTTGTGCTGGCGTTAGATTGCGGCGAAACCTAATGGTAATCAAATGGGTTGTCCTTGCTTCGTTTTGATCACCAAAGAACCGCTCTCCACCGCCCTTGGCTTCAATGCGTCCCCATACCTGTGCCAAAGTACCCCAAGACGATGAGCCACCCCCACCGCCATCAGCAGAGTTGCTTCTAGTCTGTAGCGTCAAGTAATGCTGCATCTTGCCAATGGACATTAGTACCCCCCGCCGAAAGCACTCTTTCCGTATCTCATTATGACATATGGCTGCAAAAGACTTTTGATCATCGGTGAAGGCTCAAGTCTTCTTCCCTCATCATCACCTCTATGCTCATAAAGAAACGTGATGTACTCCAACATTGCCACGCGAATGGCCTCTGGTACATCTGTTGTGTTAGTTCCGTATCCCGCTGTGTAGTTTACTACAACACCGTTGGCGTTCCGTAAATCAGTTGGCCATGATCCGCTATCTCGCAAAACAATACGAGCTGGCTCTCGCACTGTATCAACAAAATAGTTAGTAGCAGCCCATGTGCTTTGAGTATTAGCATCATTGAAATAAAGAACACTACTCACACTGGATACAGGAGAACGTGGAAGCTCAATATAATTTAAATAAGATACCTGATACGGTGCGGTGTATACGCCCTCTCTTAAGGGCATCTCAACCTCACCCACGCGATCCAAGCTCAAAGCTAAGACTGTGTTTATTAGTGTACGGTTTGTATAGTTCTCAGTCCAAATTCTAGCCGCTTTTATAAGATTGCTAATCAATGTTGTGTCTACGTTAGCATCTAAGCGGAGATACGCTATTGTCTCAGCACTTGTGAGCGGCTCTGATTGTGGCTGTGTTGTTACGCTAAGACCGCTCATAATTAATCTCCTTTAATCCGCATCAGCTATGGTCAGCGTACCGGCCTCGACCTGTCGCATGATTTCGTCGTAGTGGCGGTTACCATCCTCAATAGGAACCCACATTTCAACGCCGTCAATAGTCGTCTTAATGCAGGCGTTATCACTGCCTCCAAAAACTGTTACATATTGTGCTGATGTAATATTCATCTACAACTCCGCATCATAAATAAGTGCAGCTTGACCATCAGCAGCTTGTCTCAAAAGCGTAGACTGACCCGCAGAGCCATTTGAAGTCATGGTTACTTGAACGCCGTGACTATCAAAACTTGCTCCATCACCCCCACTCATGGACGAAAAAGTAAATCCACTATCTAGCGTTTGAAAGCTGCCACTACTTGAGAAAGAGGGGCGTGACCGCATAGTTACAGGGAACTCAACAACTCCCCTATAAAGGGTGTTGCCAATACGG